GCCCTGTCGCTGATCTGCCGGTACGGCGGCCACGTCAGCCGGTTCTACTCGGTGGCCGAGCATTGCGTCCTGCTGAGCCAGGCGGTCGCACCCGAACACGCACTATGGGCGCTGCTGCACGACGCGACCGAGGCGTATGTGGGTGACATGGTTCGGCCGTTGAAGTCGGCGATGCCCGCGTACCGCGAGGCCGAGGACCGGCTCATGAAGGTCATCTGCGACCGGTTCGGACTGGGCCACACCTGCCCGGCTGAGGTCAAGGAAGCGGACACGCGGATCTTGCGTGACGAGCGGGATGCGCTCATGGTGTCGGCGCCGCTGCCGTGGATGTCGATTGAGCGGTTGCCTGCGCTGGGTGTTGACATCCGGTGCTGGGCGCCGGCGGAGGCTGAGCGGCGTTACCTGGACCGGTTGGCCGAGTTGTTGCCGGTCGGAGTGGGCGAGCCCGTGCGGGTGGGGGTGGGGGACTGACATGGCCGAGAACGAGGCCCGGCGTCCCTCCTGTCCCCGTTGTGGTGCGCCGGTGCTGCGGACCCAACACTCGCAGGGCGTGATCGCCGTTTACCCGTGCGGCTGCTGGCTGCCGGCGCGCCGGGACGCTAACCAGCGCCCGGAGGTGGGTCAGCCGGGGGAGGGGTGATGGACCCGGTGGAGCAGCTGCGCGAAGCGGTGACCGTCATCGAGTCCGCCGCAGCCGCGCGCGACGAGTGCCGTCGCGTCATCTTGTGCACCCCGGCCGATGCCGACCGGATCCGCCGGTGGGTCGGCCAGGCCGGCTACGACGACATCCTGACTGTGGCCGAGTCGCAGTACGTCCAAACCGGTCTGGTGTATCTGATCGACAAGGCGGCGGTCGAGGCTGCCACGGCTGAGGCCATCCAGCGGATGCGGACGTTCTGGTGGGGGGCGTGATGGACGTCTTCCAGCTGCCCTGCCGGTTGTGCCGGGACGGCCAGCACGACCAGTGCCGTGGCGGGCTGTGCGGCTGCATCGCCGACCATCCGGATGACACTGCGGCAATGCGTGGCTTCAAACGGATCAAGCGGGCGCTGCATCCGGAGCGGGAGACCCAGGTGAAGGACGGCTGGTCGTGATGGAACCGGCGGAGCCCGGCGAGTACGTGGACGACCCGGCCGATGACTACTTCGAGGGCATGACGTGATTGAGCTGCTGGAGTGGCTGCACGCTCAGATCGACAAGGATGAACAGCGGTCGCGCGCAGCAGATTGCGTGCCCTGGGTCCTCATCGTCGGCGTCAACGCGTCGCAGGTGCTGGTTGATCCGGCGGCTATCCAGGAAGACAAACTGCGACTCGGCCACCTTGGACACGTTGCGACTGTCCTGCACGCCTGGGACGCCGAGCACATGGTCCGCCATAGCCCTGAACGGGTGCTGCGCCGAGTGGAAGCGGACCGCCTGCTGCTGGACGACATCGAGCAGGCTCTGCGTGATGACCCGACCGACGAGGCAGCCCAGTGGCGCGCGAAGGTGATGGCCCTGGGCTATGCCGGCGAGCCGGGTTACCGGCAGGAGTGGCGGCCATGAGTTGAGACACCGGTGGCCCGGAACCCCCACGATCCCGGGCCACCATCCCACACCACCAACCCCTGCGGCGGCGGATCGCCGAAAGCGTACTCCACCTGCGCGAACGGAGATCATCGCCATGCAGCAGCCCCTATGTGCCGCTCCTCACTGCACCATTCGCGACCGTCACACCGACACCTGTCCGACCCCCGACACCTGCCGCGGCTGCCTTCCCCGCCGCGCCGCCGACGGGCTTCGCATATGCGCCATCTGCACCAGCCGCATCGGTGAGGACGCCCTCACCGCGGCCCAACTCCACGACGACCTCGCCCAGGTGCTCCTTCACCGCAGCCGTGGCGAACGCACGTCCGGCACCGGTGACCCGTCCCCGGCCATTCGTGACGATGTTGTCGAGACCCGGGAGGCCATCTACGGCACTCTCACCAACCTCACCAAGTTGATCTCCACGGAGCGGGGGATCCTCCCACCGTGGGAGTGGCGCACCGAACAGCTCCCCCCGGGCTTCATTGGGCCGCCGCGGCGGATCCGTGTCGGTGTCGGCTACCCCCTCGCCCTGGCCCGCTATATCGCCAAGCATCGCGACTGGCTCGCCGCCCACCCGCAGGCCGACGAGCATGCCGGTGACCTGCGTGCGATCGCCGCAGACGGGCGGATCCGCGCGTTGGCGTACCCGTGCGGGTCCGATCGGCTCTACATCGGCGACTGCCCCCTGCTGGTCCGCGATTTGGACGGCGTCGAGTCCACCTGCGGGGCGCGCCTGTACCAGGTTGCGGATGCGCCGCTGATCGAATGCCCCGGCTGTGGCACGGCTGAGACGGTTGAGCAGTGGCAGCGGTGGATTGTCGGTGACGCCCGTGGCGTGGTGGACGGCTATGCGGCGGCGGCGTGGCTGAGCCTGCGCTGGTGCAGGCCGGTTGATCCGGCGCTGATCCGCCAGTGGGCGCATCGGGGCCGGGTTCAGCCGCTGATGGAGCCGCTGGTGCGTGACGGTGAGCCGGTGGTGGAGACGGTGATGCGGGATGGCCGGCAGGTGCAGGTGCCGGTGGAGGTGCCGGTGCGGGATAGCCGTGGCCGGGTGTTGTACGACTTGGAGAGGTTGGCTGCCTATGCGACGTCGATTTGGGGTGATCCGGCGCCGGTGCGTCTGCGGCGGGTCGCTTGACAGGGCAAGATCGCCCCTGTCACACTTTGGGCGTTGTAGCTCATGCTACGCAAATTCGGGTCACCGCCGTGTCGGATTGGTGACCCTTAGTCATGTTCGGCGGGACCTTCCGCCGCGGAGGAGACGCTCCGGTGCCCGACGACGGGCCACGGTTCGGCTGCGGTGTTGGCCGACAGCCCTGCGACCAGCCTGCCGTCGCTGTTGTCCCCGTCCACGCTTTGCCGACGGCCCTGCATCCCGATTCGGAGCGGATGGCCGGTGTGGTGTTGGTGTGCGCGCAGCACTGCGGCTGGTTCAGCCTCAGCGAGCCGCTGCCTGGCGGGTAGGGGTGCCGGGTTGTGACGTCTGGCCTCGTCTCGGGGGCGCGACCGGCGATGCGCGACCACGGGTACGGGGCGGGGCCAGACACACCACATGGTGGAGGTGGGCGTGACGACGCTCACCGCGTTCGACCGGCAGGTGTGGCAGGCGACGCTGCGGCATTTCCGTCCGCCGGAGCCGTCGCCGTATCTGGCGGACCCGGTGGGTTGGATCCGGGACCGGCTTGGCGAGCATGTGTGGTCGAAGCAGCGTGAGATCGCCGAATCGGTCCGCGACAATCGGCGCACAGCGGTCAAATCGTGCCACAACGCGGGGAAGTCGTGGATCGCATCCAGGCTGTGCGCCTGGTGGCTCGACACCCACCCACCCGGCGAAGCGTTCGTAGTCTCCACCGCGCCGACGTACAAGCAGGTCCACGCCATCCTGTGGGAAGAGATCCGCGCCGCCGCGAAGAAAGCCGCCGCCAAAGGCAAACCACTGCCAGGCCGAGTCCTCCAATCCGACGAGTGGAAACTCGACGACGGCACCCTGATCGGGTTCGGCCGCAAACCGGCGGACACCGACGAGCACGGCTTCCAGGGCATCCACCGCCGCTACGTGCTGGTGGTCATGGACGAGGCCTGCGGCATCCCGGGCCAACTGTGGACCGCCGTCGAAGCGATCACCACCAACGCCGACTGCCGCATCCTCGCCATCGGTAACCCCGACGACCCGGCCACCGAGTTCGCCGAGGTGTGCAAGCCCGGCTCCGGCTGGAACGTGATCCGCATCAACGGGTTGGAAACGCCAAACATGACCCCGGATCTTGTTGCCGCCCAGCCCAGCTTGGCGGAACTGTTCGACCGGCTCGGCCTGGGCCCGTCGGCCGAGTTCGTGCCCGAGGGCCTGCGGCCGCTCATGCTCGACCCGGAATGGGTCGCCGACAAGATCACCCGCTGGGGTGTGGAGTCGCCACGATTCACGTCGAAGGTGCTCGGCGACTTCCCCGACATCGGCGAGGACGTGCTCATCCCGCCGGCGCTGATCCGCGCCGCCCAGGAGCGCGAATGCCAGCCCGGGCCGTGGTCGATCCTCGGCGTGGACGTGGCCCGCTACGGCTCCGACCGGACCATCATCATGCTTCGCTGCGGCCCCGTCGCACGGGTCGTCGGCGACTACGCCAAGCAGTCCACCACCGAGACCACCGGCAAGGTGATCGCCGCCTGCCGCGAGCACCACGTGGACGAGATCCGCGTGGACGGTGTCGGGGTCGGCGGCGGTGTTGTTGACCAGCTGGTTGAGCAGGGCCACGACGTGGTCGACATGCAGGCCGGTGCGGCCGCCATCGACTCGGAGCATTTCGCCAACGCGCGGGCCGAGTGGTATTGGGGGCTGCGGGAGCGGTTCGAGGCCGGCGACATTGACCTCGACCCGGCCGATGATGACCTTGCCGCGCAGCTTGGCGCCATCAAATACAAGATCACGTCCCGTGGTCAGGTGCAGATCGAGTCCAAAGACGACATGCGGAAACGAGGGCTTCCCTCGCCGGACCGGGCTGACGCACTGATGCTGACCGCTGCAGCACCGGCCATGCCGGACCAGATCGTCGAGGACGAGGACATCGTGGACGCGGACGCTTCGATTTCGCTCTACTAGTTGTCGGGGGTGCGTTCGTGGGCCGCTCGCACCGCCGCCGCAGCACGTCCAGCGCCCTGGTGCCGGCCGACCAGGCCCGCACCAAGGCGCTGCTGGCCGAGCGGAACCAACTGCAGGACACGGTCGACCTTTTGCAGGAGTCGATCGCCGAACTGCAGTTGGCGATGGAGGACGTCGGCTGGACCAGGATGCTGGCCCAGGCCGAAACCGAGTTCACCCGCGACGGCCTGACCCGCATCACCGCCGCCTGCCGCCTGTTCACGATCAAGAACCCGCTGGTGCGTAGGGGGTTCACGCTCCGGTCGGCCTACATTTGGGGCCAGGGTGTGGAGATCGCCGCCCGGGCCACCGGCAAGAACCGGGAGAACGACGCCGAGCAGGACGTCAACCAGGTGGTGCAGGACTTCCTGGACGACCCCGGCAACCGGCAGGTCCTGTTCGACGCGGCCGCGCAGCAGCGCGCCGAACGGGCCCTGTTCACCGACGGGAACCTGTTCATCGCCTGCTGGACGAAACCGACGACCGGCCGAGTGCAGGTGCGGACGCTGCCGTGGGACGAGATCCAGGAAGTCATCACCAACCCCGACGACGCGTCCGAACCCTGGTTCTACAAGCGGGTTTGGCAGGAAAACACGGTCAACTATTCGACCGGTGTCCCCGAAACCGGTGTGCGGACCGCCTACTATCCGGCCCTCGGCTACCAGCCGCGGGGCAAGGACCGGCCGAAAACGATCGGCGGCCACAAGGTGCATTGGGACGCCCCGGTGCGCCACATCAAGGTCAACGACCAGCAGGGTTGGCGGTGGGGCATCGGCGACGCCTACGCCGCCCTGGACTGGGCCCGCGCCTACAAGGAGTTTTTGGAAGCCTGGGCCACCTTGGTCAAGGCCCTGTCCCGGTTCGCCTGGAGGCTGACGGCCAAGGGTAGCCAGCGGGGGCAGGCCCGGGCCCGTCTCGCTGCCGCGCCGGGCCGGGATCCTCAGACCGGCCAAGCCCAGGATGTGGGTGCGACGGCGATCATCCCGCCGGAGATGGCGTTGGAGGCCATCCCCAAGTCGGGTGCGGTCATCGACGCCGAGTCCGGTAAGCCGTTGGCGTCGATGGTGGCGTCGGCGTTGGATGTGCCGTTGACGATGCTGCTGGCCGACCCGGGGCAGACCGGCGCCCGGGCGGTCGCTGAGACGCTGGACCAGCCCACCGAGCTGGTGATGAAGCAGCGCCAGCAGGTGTGGGCTGAGGCGTTGCGGGACATCCTCACCTACGTCATCGCCGAGGCGGTCCGCGCGCCCAGGGGGCCGCTGAAGGGGACCGTGGCCCGGGATCCGGTGACTGGCCAGGAGACGATCACCTTGGCCGGGGACACCCCGATGACGGTGGACATTGCGTTCCCGGACCCGGACGACATTGATCCGGCGACCCTGGTCAAGGCGATCGTCGATGCTGCGTCGACCGGTACGGTGCCGCCGGAGCTCATCCTGCGCTGGCTGCTGACCGCGTTGGGTGAGCGGAACATTGACGAGATCCTGGACCGGTTGACGGGGGAGAACGGCGAGTTTCTGTGGCCGAATGCTCCGCCGCTGGCGGGGTCGGCTGCGGCTGATGCGCAGCGGGCCGGTGAGGATCCGGCGGCTGTTGGGCCTGGGCCGATGGGCGGGCTCGAGGGTGAGCCCGCAGATGAGCCCCTGCCAGCGGATGGGCAGCGGCAGTTCGATGCGGACTGGCGGCAGTCCGACCTGGACTGGGGGCTGTTCGGCGGCGGCCGGCCAGCCGGCGCAGCCAACGACGGTGGCGCTAGTGCCGACGCTGAGGGGCCGCCCGCGGGTGAGGAAGAACCCGACGAGGAAGAGGACATCGACCTGGCCAGGTTCCGGGTGAGCTGACAGAGGGCGGTGAGCCTGTCGTGGCCCGTCGCCGCTGGAACCCCACCCTGCACCCCCGGGACCGCAAGGGCCGCTTCACCCGCTCCGCCACCAAGATCATGGACGCGGCGGCCAAGGCCCGTGCCCAGCAGATCGCTGACGGGTTCAAGCCACGCCGAGGCGTGGCCGGGCCCCGGGCCGGCGACTACCTCAACAGCATCAGCACCCGCCGAGGTGGCCGCGGCTCTGACGCGGTTGGCCGGTTCTTCACCGACCGGGACACGTTCCAGCAGGTGCAGCAGGCGCTGCGTGCCGGCCGGGACGATGACCCGCTGGTGCGGGAGCTCGACGCGGCCGAGGTGGAGTTGCCGGACGACCTGGTCGTGTCCCGCCGCGTCCCGGCGGCCATGTTCGGCGACGTGCCGGTTGAGGATCTGGCCGGCATGCAGGTGCGCGACGCCGCCTACTCGCCGGTCAGCCTGGCCACGGTGCGGGGCAACGCCACCGATGTGCGGATGCGCATCGCTGTGCCCGCCGGCACCCGGGCGCTGGTGAGCCCGGACACGGGCGAGTTGGCGCTCGACCGCGACCTGGACATGGCCGTCACCTCTGTCGAGCGGAACCCGGCCGGCGGCTGGGACATGTACCTGGTTGTCCTGCCAAGGGAGAACACAGGCATCCCCGGCCGCCGCAGCAGTGGGGGCGGCAGGGGCGCGGCCGCCGAGCCGCAGGCGGCGGATGATGCCGACGGGTTCCGTGCGCAGCTGATGCGGATGCGGGTGCCGGAGTTGCGGCAGCAGGCCCGTGACCGGGGGCTGCGGCCGGGTAGGGCCCGTAAGAGCCAACTGGTCGACATGATCGTCGCCGACGAGTTCGGTAACGCCGGTAGCGACAGAGGGGGCGAGGGGCAGGATGGCCGGTCCGGAACTGTCCCGCAGGCTGGGCCGGGCGTTGGGGTCCCGGCCGGTGGATCCGACGCTGCGGGCGCAGATCAACGAGGCGGCGGAGAAGGTCGAGACCTGGGAGCAGCTGCCGCCGCGGGTACGCCAGGTGGTGGAGGAGCTGGAGCGGCAGCCGACCAGCCTGGACCTGCTGGACCAGCCCAGTCGCACCAACAGCGGGTAGACGCAGCCGCCGCCGACATTCGGGCCGCGGTCGCGGATCTCGCCCCTCCGGGCGACTACATCATGCTGTCCCGCGTCCGTAAGCGACTGGGCGACCGGTATACGCGGGACGAGGTCGATGACGCCCTCCGCATGCTGGCGGGTGAGCCGGACTTCGTTCTGGTGCCCGAATCCAACCAGAAGGCGCTCAGCGACGAGGAGCGGGCCGGTGCGATCGTCTACGGCGCCCAGACCAGGCATCTGATCGCCAACATCGCCCCGCAGCAAACGCCGATCAGGCAGCTGACCACGGCCGAACTGACCCGGGAGTTGGAGGGCAGCGATCCGCTGCGGGTGACGCAGGCCCGTGCCGAGTTGCAGCGCCGCCAACGGCAGCGCGAACTCGAGCAGGAGCTGAGCACGGCCGGGATCAGGCGGACCGAGGAGATCCGGGCCGAGTTGCGACGCTTGGCCAACGAGCCTTTGCCGACGTCGCCGGACCCCGATCTCGTCGCATCTTCGGAACCGGACACGCCGGAACCTGCGGCGGCCGCTGATCCGGACGCCACGCCAGCGTCCCCCGACACTACGGGGGCGTCGGCCGCGCCGGAAGGGGCCCAGCCGGAACCGGCCGCGCCGGACACCTCGCCGTATCGGCCCGGCCGGGACGTCACCGGCGACGCCGACCTCCTCGAACGGGCCCTCGACGCCACCGGACGGCACCGCGGCTCGGCCGACCCGCTCATGGGTGGCCTGTCCGAGCAGTTGGGCTTCGACGGGTTGCCCGAGCACGGCGACCCGGCCCGCCTCGACCAGGAGATCGACGCCGGCGGCATCGAACTGTGGCGGGGCGTACAGCCGCACACCACCGGCAGTGGCCAGACCAAGTCCGCCCAGTCGATGGTGGACGACTACCGCAACGGGCCCGTGTTCTACGGCTTCGGCACCGTCGGCAACGGCGTCTACACCTCCAACCGGCGGGAAACAGCCGAACAGTACGGCGGCGGCCCAGATGGGGCGGTGCAGCGGATTGTGCTGCGCGCCGACGCCCGCACCATCGACAGCCAACAGCTGGCCGAACTGCATGAGCGGTGGCAGGCGGAGAACCCCGATGGGCCGCTGGTGCTCGCCGACCCGGGCCGGTTCGCAATGGCGCTGGGCTACGACGCCATCATCCGGGACCTGTCGGCAGAAGGGTTCGGTAGTGACGAGCGGTACGTGGTGGTGCTCAACCGCACGGCCACGCTCGTGGAGGCCGACTCGCCGCGGGCGCCGCTCGCCGAACGGGTCCGCGGTGGTGTTGTGCGGCGCGAAACCCTCTCGGGTGGGCAGAACGCGAGAACCGAACTGGTGACCTTCGCCGACGGGTCACGTGGCGTGTTCAAGGCCGCCAAGACGATTGAGGGCACATCGGCCCGCGACCAGCAGGACGCCGAAGAACTGGCGGCCAAGGTGATGCAGGCGGTCGGCCTCAAGGCACCCGAGGTGTACCGGCCCAGCGCCCGACGGGTCTACATGGACTACGTGGAGGGCCGCGTGGCAGCCACACTGCCACGCGAGGGGTTCCGCGTGGTGCCCGGCTCGTACAACGAGGACCAGTACCTGCTGATGGGCCTCGCAGACACGATCATCGAGAACTACGACCGGAACATAGGCAACTGGATCGTCGGCGACAACGGGGACATCTACCCGATCGACCACGGGTTCGCGTTCCACTCCTTCGGCCAGCGCTACTCCCGGCCCGAGGAGGCGCCACGCCACGTCGACAAGCCGAGTGGCGTCTTCAGCAAACCGTGGCCCAACCTAGGCGAGTGGGCGGACAACGACATGGCCCCCGAGGACATCGCCGTCATCCGCCGCCGGTTGGAGAACCTGCGGCCAGAGTTCGAACGGCTGGGCCACCCCGACTGGTTCGAGGCGATGATGACTCGGCTTAACCATGTCGCCGAGCACGCGACCGGGACCCGTCGGAGGGTCATATGAGACCTGACGCGTTGGTGTACCGCGTGGTCGCGACCGGCCAGGTGCTCGACACCATCACCCTCGCCGATGGGGAGTTGCGCTTCGACACAGGTGCCGCCCGGCAGGTGCTGGCTGCGCAGCAGGAGCGGTTCGGCTGGACCGACGAGCAAACGTATGACTTTTTCGTTGGCTGGTCCAACGGCTACGTGGCTATCAGCCCCGCCGAACAAGGCGAGTAGCGCAACGATGGGGGAGGCGGCTGGCCGGTGGCTATCTCCCGCCGCACCCTTCGACTGCTGCGCAGCCTGCGCGGCCAGGTCGGCGGCGCCGCTGACGATGCCACCCGGGGTCTGAGCCGCCGCTGGGTGCAGGCGTGGGAGTCTCTGGCCGCCAGCTGGCGTACCGCGGTCGGCGATGTGGTGGCGTTGGCGGCGCGGCTGGAACGGTGGCCGTCCGTGTGGGACTTGCGCCGCCTGTCTTCGGTGCAGGCCGCCTCCGCCGCGTCCGAAGAGTCTCTGGCCGAACTTGGTGCCGCCACGGCGGCGACGGCAGCAGGCGCTGCGGCTGACGCGGTTGCGGCGACGGCGGCCGTGGAGCCGCTGATCGTCGCCTCCCAATACCCGGCGGGCTACCGGCAGGACGCCGAGGGGTGGCTGCGGACCCGTCTCCTGCCGTCCGCCCTCGATTTGATCATTGCTCGGGTTCGGGAGCAGATCACTTCCACCACGCGTCCGCTGTCGGCGGAGGCAGCGGAGGCGATGCGCCGCGAACTGGTGCGTGGTGTGGCGTTGGGTGCCAACCCTGAGGACACGGCGCGGGCCATGGTGGCCAGGGTGCAGGGGGCGTTCGAGGGTGGGCTCGCGCGGGCAGTCAACATTGCCCGCACAGAGACGCTGGACGCCTACCGGCAGGTGTCGCACTACGCCAACCGGCAGCAGGCGGACGTGCTGGCCGGCTGGCGGTGGCATTCCACCCTCGACAGTCGGACCTGTGTCGCCTGCTGGGCCATGCATGGCACGGTGTGGCCACTTGACCAGCCCGGCCCTTGGGATCACCAACAGGGCCGGTGCGCGCGGCTGCCGGTGCTGAAGCCCTGGTCCAACATAGGTATCCCGGGTAATGAGCCGGCCGACGTGGTCGAGGACGCCGAGGCGAAGTGGCGGGGCATGTCCCGCGACGAGCAGGACGCCGCGTTCGGTGTGGCCCGGGCCGAAATGGTCCGCAACGGCCGGGTGGCGTGGGCCGATCTGGCAGTCCTTCGGCGAAACAGCAACTGGCGTCCGTCGTATGTGCCTCGCAGTCTGCGTGAGCTCCGCCTGATCGCCGCCCGCCGCGCTGTCTGACTCCCCGGAGGGAGGTGGGGTAGGTGGACGACGACGTCTTGGACGAGGCCGATGACCTCGAGGATGTGCCGGACCTTGAGGTGCCCAACATCCTGCTGTCGTTGGAGGAGGCGCGGTCCGACGCCCGCCTGCGGGCCTATTGGACCCGCGGCAAGGGTGCCGCCAAGATTCGCTGGGGTGTGAAGGGCGACTTCAACCGCTGCGTGCGCCACCTGCGCA